ATATACCATTGGCCATCAACTACTGATTGAAACGATACTGGTGGTAAATTTGATACGATATTCATATGTTATACCATTGGAAACCCAACGGCTGAGTTTGTTGTTGATGGAAAATGTTTACTAACTTGAGATGCCAATCCCTTAGTAGCAGTAGCGAACCTACCATAACTTTGTACCGATGGTGATGGTGAACCAATTGAATCCCACGCGGATTCCCATTTATCAGGTAATGTACCATCTTTCATTCGAAGTAAGTGAACTGCCGGTAAATAATCCTTAATATCAGTATATTTTACTTTAAAAAAGGTATTCAAACGATTTTCTTTATCTACGTTAATAAAAAGTAATGAACGAGCCTTCACTTTACATACTTTAAGATTACGAGTTTTAACCTTTCCATTAAGTGAAACTGTCACATCTAAGAATTGGCCGGCGGGGAGATTATCAAAATTTGAAGAATTCATAATTTTAGGGTTTAATATCAATTATTATTACAAAGCTAATATACGAAGAATAGCTGAGATTACCAAATTTATTTTAACATATAACAAAATTGATATCCACAATCCTCATCGTAATCATCTCGTTCTTCAACTGATTGTCCTACGATTTCCTCTAATTTTTTCACATCAACTCTATCCCAATATCCAAATCGAAAATATACCTCATTTGAACCAAATGATTGGTCAATATCAAAATAACCAAATACCTCTTCAATTTTCTTTAATGCATTAATATCAATTCTACTCATCATAACGTTTATATTTTAAGTTTTATATATCTTTCAATCTTATACAGCTAATATACAGCTTTTTTCTCAATTTTCCAAATAATTTATTAATTATTTTAGAGCTTTTCTCCAAAATGGTAGTAATTTATTATGGATTACCGAGCCCTCTGAACTATATTTAGAAATACCCATTTTCCATAAAAAGAAATCCATATCCCAGCCATCTTCTTCAACTCCAGCCTCACAAATCCAACGAAGGGCGGTTTTGGTGTTGTTGGCACCCATTTTAACCATCTTGTTAATTGTCTCATTAAATTTCTTAATTGCTAATTTCTCAGCTTTAGTCTCCTCTTCGGCATTCTCCTTACAAATACGGCCGAATGTCTCATAATCAGCCTCCAACTCCTCCGTTGTTAAGAGAGAATAGTTGTAAGTGGGACGATAACCATAAGCCTCTTTATGGTAATCAGAATAAAGTTGAATTAAAGAATCGCGGTGAGAAATTTCAGTTGTCATATCTTTTATATTTTAAGTGTTTTAGTATCTCTTAATCTTATAAAGCTAAACTACACATTATTTTCCATATTTCCAAATATTTTATCATTTATTTTTACTTTTTTTATGACAAAAAATAACCCATTGAAAATCAACGGGTTATAATATATTGGTAATGAATTGATTACATTTGCAAGTACAAATACTCTGAAAATTCCTTATTACCATTAGGTGTAAGGTGTAAATCGTTATTATTCAATTCAGAGTGGCATGTCCACTTTTTATCTATACTCAATTGCTGTAAATTATTTAAATTTTTAGATATATAACTATCCAATGAATTTATTGATAAGGTATCCCATGAAAGTAATAATGAATTTATACTATTATTTTCAGTATTAATATTTTTTAATGTATGATATAAGGATACTATTAAATTTATTTCTAATATTTCGGTATGTGATAATTTATTATAGTATATATCACAAAACGTATTTAAATCTTTATCGTAAAATGGAGGTTCTGTATCAAATCGTCTATATGGCCCAAACGGAACTATTCTATTTATTCCATTTTTTTTTAAAATTGAATGTTGAAAAGCTATTCGGTGCCAATACGTTAATTGAAAAATTATTAATGAATTATTATACAATTTTCTGGGTAATATTTTACCATACTTATTATATTCAACATCGTCATTTTGATGTATGAATTTAATATTACTATATAATGAATTTAGATAATATAAATTCTCAGTATTTGAACTACCATTTATTGCATAATTGTATACATTTTCAGTCAATATACCTAATTTATCCGCTAATAAATCTACATAAGATTTACAAGTATTATCAATGGAATTAGTATTTAAGGAATGAGAACATCCAAACACATATAAATGTTTGTATTTATTCACCCCAATGTTTTTTTCTCATTTCGTACATATCAATTGCTTCTCGTTTCATTTGATTTCCAGTATGAAAATATGCACCTTCTTTGAGATATCCACCTAAGAAATTTCGTCTCATTCTATTAGGGTCTTTATTTGGTTCTGAACCATGTACTACATGAGAATGTAAAAGGGCAACTTGTCCTTTTTTAAGATATCCTTCAATCTTACGAAAATTATGTCCTTCAGGCATTACACAACTCTTACCTCTTTCACTTCTCCAATTATCAGTATTAGTTGCTTTTCTTTCTTCGTTATCTTCGATTGGTAACACCGGTAATCTATGTGAACCTTCGTAGTTCCAAACTGCCCCGTTTTCAGGGTCGTGATTATCTAATGCCAACGCAGTATTAATAATTTCATTATGTCCACAACCCGTATAGAATGCGTTTTGATGTTGGTCTCTACCCAATTCACCTTTTGGTTTGTAATAACCCCAAGTTTGTAACCCAACCACTCCACCTTCCATTAGGAATTCTGCTGCTTCTAATACTTTTGGATGTGAGAATAATTTAGCAATTTTTTCTGATTCCTTATGTGGATACATAATAGGTTCAAACTCTTGCCATTTTCCCGGTTCTTTTTCATTACGGTCGACACGTAAACGGTCTAATTCTTCATTGATTTCGTCTACTTCCGTTTCGGTTAATAATTCCAAAACTGTGAAGCCTCGGTATCTCCAATCAAATGACATTTGTTGAAGTTCTTCAGTTGTAAGGTGTTTGTATTTTTGCATAACTTTTGTGTTTTATATAAATATATATATTTTGTAAAAACAATAATTATTTTTTTATGATTTGTATCACTTATAAAATTGTAATAAATTAGGTAGATACAATTTTAAAGTAGGAATTTTTTCATATACCAATTTTATTGCCCTTCTATTAGATTCACTTACATTTACATCAAATACCTCACCATTTTCTCTATATTGAGTTTCTTTTGGACCAGATATTCTCCATTTTAAGGAACAACGACTGAATAAAGGATTTGTTTGAAATCTTAAATAAGTTTTTGAATCGATTTCAAATATAGGGGAATTGATATCATTTACCTTTTTTATAAAATATCGTGTAATATACCCACGAGTGTAATCTAATTTAGATGGCATAGGAATATGGGTATCAAATGAATCATTTGGTAACGATGTGGTTGGTTTCACCAACTTATTATATGAATCTAATATACTCATAATTATTTAACTGAACCTACTATTCTTAATTTAGTTTTAACATCGGTTGTCCATGTCATACCATCTAATGTATGGTCTACTTTTACTACTTGAAACACATTAGGTGCACCGAATTTATCAGGTAATCCATCTATTTGAAGTTGGTCACCTACTTTAAATCCACTAACCCCATGTACTTTAAAATCAAAATCAGCAACACCAAATGGTGGATTTTGAGTATTATTATCAGCCTGTTTTTGTAAAGTTTGAATAGGAGTTAATCCTTTATCAACTAAAAAACATTGTCTTAGGGCTGAAGTATCGTTCCAAGCACCTACCATTAAAACACTTTCTGTCGTATTATCATTACTACTATTCCAATCAAACCAGGATTTTGTTATATCTAATTTTGCTTCTCTATTTTGTACTTTAGGATATACTGCACCTGTTTTTATAAAAAATTCAAAATTAGCTATTTTTGCTTCCTTTTCCAATTCATCTGCCGATTTTCTTGCAGGAGCTGTATTTGATGTATCAGGTGGGTCTTCAGTTGTATCCTTTTCTGCTTGTTGAATTCCTGCTAAGGCAGTTCCTACTTTATCCTCTCTTCTTGAAAAAACAGTTCCTTTCATAGGTCTTGGGTTTAATTCAGGACTATGGTCGTATGTTTTTCCTTTATCATCTTTTAATTTATTATTTACAACCGATGACATCATTGCTGCCGGAACTTCTACTGAGAAATCACAACTAATAAATGGTGATTTAACTCCTCTGGATTGAAATGTAGTAATACCACTATTATTTGAGATATCACCTAAAAAATTTAAATCAACTACTGCCAATTCATATTTGCCTGCTGCGTTCGGTACAATACATTCTTGTATTTGGAATTTCCAAATTGAATTACATGCAGACGACATGCCATTTAACATTTCATAAAAAACATCTCTAATTACAAAGTTAGGCTTACTTATACATTCTACAAAAAAATTAAAGTTTATGTATAAATCTTTTAGATATCCCCAAAATCTAGCTTTTTCTTGTATTGCTATAAATGAAGAATCCGCGGGGGATTTTGCATATAAACCTCTTGTATTTGGAAATGCATATGGAACTATTCTATCTTTACCAGTAGCAGGGTCTTTTCTAGAATCTGCATGTTGTAGCCACGGATATGATGTTAGTTCTGCTTCAGGGTGTATATTAGCAAAGTTTTTAGCATCGTCTAATGCCGAAAATTCTATAAATTTAGTTATTTCGGTTTTCGCAGAAAGTGCATCTAAAAATTTAAAATTTGGAGTAGTTGGATTTGGTATAAATAATTTCGTAGGGTCAGTTGAAAACATATGTGGAAATCCACTAATATAAGTACTTTGAATATTGATTAACTTACTACGAGTATCGTAACCAGGACATGAACTTCCTTTACGTGCTAATTGGATTGGGTATTTATTTATAATTTCACAAGCCAATTCAAATCTAATAAATTTATGTTCTGATAATAGTGGTAATTCTTTCGGTATTTCTAAATCTTTACCACTATCTGTTTTTAATTCTGCTGATTCGGTTAGAGCATCTTTCAGAGTTTCAGCAACAACCTTATCCATATTTACAAAATTAGCAGAATCTGCCCATTTAGGTTGAGTCCATAAATTATAAACTTCAGGTGTTCTTTTTTGACCAGGAAGTTGATTAAACATTTGCATGAAAAGTGCAGCACCAATTTTATTATCACCTACTGCAGATTCAATTTCCTCTGGTTTAAAAGTTTTTCCGCTTTCCTTGTCATCACTTGATGTATTATTAGCATCTCTATGAGTTTGCATATATTCAGCAACATTACCAATTGATGTTAATTTTACTTCCAATTCATAACTTTCATTATCACCAAATGATATTCCACCACCTGTTACAATACCTAAAAATGCATCATAGGTAAAATCAGATTTAATTCTTTTATCTTTTATTGTAGACCATTGGTCATATGCAACTAATTCACAAAAATCTACTTTATTACCACTTCCTACTTTTTGTGCATTTGATTTTTGAGTATTCCATCCCCATTCACATAGACAATGAAATCCTGGTTCTAAAAAATAACCTGCTAATATATCACCTTGTTCTTTTGTAAATGCACGAATTTTAATAGTTGCTAATCGACTACCACCTTCAGCTTTTTCATCCATAGTCATAGATGTTATAATTGGTGATGGTCTAAGTGCTCTACTTTTACCAGATGGTATTAATATTTCATCTCCATTAAAATTTCTACCTACTGCACCTGGCCCAATATAACTTCCTCCAAGTGAACCATAGACTGATTGAAAATCATTTGCATTCGGATTTATTGATTCCAATATACATCCATTAGGCGATGCACCTGATAATAACCGAATCCAAGTAGATAATCCACTAACACCGGGATTTACTTTTGCATTCCACGGGTTATTATTACCTGCCCTACTTTTTAGAGTAGTTTCTAATTCGGTGTATATATTTGATAAATTTGGAAATGAACCTGGCATAATTTATTTATTTTGAAAAGTTATTTACGATTTCTAAATAATTTTCGGGTATTCTTAGTATTGTTCCATCGTTTACTGCGAATGGTGCATCGTGAATGTTGTTAGCAGTTGCTATAATCCACCATAAGGATGAATCTCCGTAAAACTGATGTGCAAGTGTATCCAATCTGTCACCCGTCTGGGTCACTGCATAAATATCAGTATCTCTCAATGGTATATTTGGATATATCTTTGTTCTGAAGACTTCCCTACCATCTTTGAGTTTTTGTATTTTATTATTTGTATATCTTGACATAATTTAATTTATTTTAAAATCCAAGTTGATTTGATGATTTTGGTGTATTTGCTGTTGCCATTTCAGTCTTAGATGCTATTTTTCCATCTTTATTATGGAAATATTTATTTAAAGGGTCTTTTCCATCATTAAATTTTGTACACCATCTTGAATAACTACTAATATTATTATTTTGGAATGTACCATCTTCATTAAGTTTGGCATGTGCTACTTGCTCGTATGTATCATCATCTTCATCAACCCATTCAAAATAAAACGCTGTTTCATTTAATTTTTTAATTTCGTTAAGTTTTCTGCCGCCTGTTTCGTGATATGCAAATATACTTCTAACCCATTCAGGATATGAATCATATTTTTTTAGTGCTTTTTCTTTATCTTCTCTTTCTTTTGTTTGAGAACTCATTGCAATTGAAGTTAACATAGCAGGGTCATTACTTTGTTTTGGTGTCTCTGCTGGTTTTCCTGTATTCAATGATTTTGGTGTAGAATCTACTCCTAACATACCACCACTCTTTGATTGTGGTTTAGGTGCTTCGGTTTGTGGTGCACCAACATTATTAATTGGTGGTGGGGGAGTTGTTGGTTGAACTACTTGAGATGCTGTTGCTTTTCCTCCATTATTTGTAGTTGCTGCAGTACCACCTGTTTTTGGTTGTTGATTTACAGTAGTTGTAGTACCAGATTGTTGAGCCCTTTTATTGTTAATTGTTTTGACTGCTTCTTTTGAAATAGCAGTTCCATATAATTTATGTTCTACTCCAATATTTTCAACAAATTTAAATTCAAATTGTACCTCAACTATTTTTGGTAACTGCATACCATCCATGCCAGTTTCCCATACCCCATCATCTGGTATTGTATATGAAAGCGAATTTATAAATGCAGTTTTATTTTGATATATGTTACCTAATGTAAATTCAATAAATGGAGGATTTACTAAATTACTCTTATCAATCGTTGGATATGCCTTACTTGTTAAAAATTGAATTCTTTGCCACATTGATGCCAATTCACTTGAGTTCATACAATACATTTTTAATTGTAAGGATACACTTCTTTCAACTCCACCATAAGTGTAATAACTATATGGATTACCAACAAATTTAGCAGAATCCCACGTTGGTGAAACTGTTTCACTTAATCCGGTTACCAATGTTCTAAAATATACTTTTTGTTTATCGTTTACACCTGCAATTGCAAATGTTATTAAATCTTTTTTATCACCATCAGGAAGATAGCCAAGTGGAGTTCCACCTACTCCATACGAACTATTGATTAAATCACCTTTGTTACTTGTTATTCCATACTTAGTTTCTAATGTACCAATTTTTGTACCACCGACTATTCCACTATATGGACGAGTAGGGTCATTTGGCATAACAGCACCTGTATTATTTTTTACATCTTTGAATGCATATGGTGATGTACCAAACACACCTTTTGTTTTTCGTCTATCAATTCCATATACAGGAGATACTAATGATAAGTCAATACGTTCACTTACTTTTTCGTTTGTATAATCACCTAATTTTCCACTATAAGTGGTTGGAGTTGCAGTAGTTGTTTTAGTTTTTGCTTCAACTGCTTTATCTATTTCAGGTTTAGATTCCGTACCTTTTAATTTCTTTTTTAATAAATCTGTTGAATTTTTTGATGATTCACCCAATTTCTTTTTTGCATCTTCACGCAGTTCTATTACCTTTTTATCAACATCATTAGATTCAGTAGTTGGTATTTTTAAATTAGTTTTTGTACTATTCGATGTTACATATGAACTATATTTTTTATTATATGGTCTATCATTCTCAAGTCTTTCATTATCTTTTTTCTCTAAAAGTTCATCAAGTGCAGTTGGTGATGCAGACCCTTTTAATTTTTGTTTTAAAGATGCAGTTGCGTTTGCACTAGCCTCTCCTAATTTCTTTTTAGCATCAAGTTGTAATTGAGTTACTTTTTTAGTAATATCAGTTGCACCCTTATCTATTTTACTTACTGATTTTGAATTAAACTTAACATTATCAATTTGTTTTGAATATGGTAGTTTTGAACTATATTCCCATTTATCGGTTGCACCTGCAGTATTAGCACCTAATGTATTTGGATTACCAAAAAGGGCTTTTCTTAATTTATCTTTTACTAACGAGATACCCTGACCTAATATTTGTTTACCAATTGTTTTTGGGTTTCCACCACCAGTATTTTTTAAAAACGTACCAACAATTGTACCTTTTGCATCATTTCTGATTTTTGAAAGTGTAATCATTGTATCAGGTTCAATTCCTGCTTGTAACTCACCGGTATTGTTTACATAAGTTGGTATAGCATTTACTGGAATACCTATACGAGAATTTATACCATCTCTTGCTTGATTTAGAGATGTTACTTTACCTCCAAAAAGAAATTTACCAAACCCACCACCTGTAATTGCTCCTAATGCTTTACCAATCAAACCACCACTAGCTGCACTTCCACCAGTTGCTTGTTTCATTTTCTCAACCGATGATGTACTACGAGTTGCTATACGAATTGCTTCATTACCATAAATTAGTGGATTGTTTAATTCCACCTTACTTTTTATACGAATACCACTAAGTTCTTGTTTTACTAAATTTATTTGGGATGAATGAACTGCTTTATCTTGTGGAGAATTTGGAAATATTTTACGCAGAGGGGTTTCATCCGGGATGTTCGGAGTTATATCTTTATTTGAACCTCTAAATAATTCTAATATTGTTGGCATAATTAAGCTCCCATTAATCCAAATCGGTTTTCACCACTTTTTTCGTTTGTTTTTACTACTGCTGATGAAACTTTTTCCCTATCCATATAGACATCTCTATTTGATTGAACTGCAACGATTAATTCATCTAATTTACCAATTAATGCGGTATCATCACGGCCTCCACCCATTAACCCACCTAATAATCCTCCAATACCAGTTCCTAATCCTGTCGCAATTGTTTCCAATAAACTACCAGGGTCTTTAGTTGCTAATAGAGTATCGGCGGGGTCAGTACCCACTACTTTTCCTTTTTGGACCACACCATCGTTTACACTTTCAGTTGGGGTTGTACCCATTGAGGTACTAGCAGCAGCTGCTGGTGTTTCACTATCTCCACCAAATCCTAAAAATGAACCAATTGAACTAAATACACTAGATACATTATCAATTACCCATTGTAATGGTGCCACTAAATATTTTTGGAAAAAATCACTAACACCTTCAATAATACTAAATATAATATCAAACCCTGCACTAAAAGCATCGACCATTATATCTATTGCTCCTCCAATTACTGTTCCTAATAAAACACCTATAAATTTAAAAACAGGTAATATAGGGGTAACTGCAGCCATTACTTTATCTTTTAGTTGTGCAAATTTTGCAAATAATGGTTGTAAAGAATCTGATGCCATACGCAATGGTTCTGATATATTTTCCATAATAGCACCAGCAATAGCAAATACTGGTTTTAGTATTGCCATAAATACATTCCAAATAGCACCAAGTATTCCAAATGATACTTTAAGTGCACTACCTATTGCAGAAAATGCAGGCATTAAAAGACTACTTACCACATCTACAACATCAGTTATCATTGTTATTAAAAAAGCTGCGGCCGGTGCAAACATATCCATAATTCCAGTTCCTAATCCTGCCGTACTATTTGATAATTTATCCATTTCGGATTGCATCTCTTGTTGTGCGGCTAATTTTTTTGTTTGTGCATCTAAATCAGATTTAGTCATTTTACTAATATCCTTACCAGTATTCATTAAAGACATTGCAGATGCCAATTGGTCTTTATCTAATTTGCCAAATTGTTCTCTAATTCTTTGTTGATTTATTAAATCACCCATTTCCATATGAGTTGCTTTGGTAAGGGCTTCTTGTTCAAATTTATTTAATTTTGTTAAATCACCTAAACTTGCTACTTGATTTAATACTTCCTGTTGTGCACCTAAAACATCATCATTTGCTGCTAGATATCTTGCTTGAGAAAGGTTTAAATTTGTTCCTAATATTGCACTTGCTTCTAACTCTGATGTAATGCTAGTTTCAAAATCTAATAGACTATCTGCTACTGCACCTGCCTGTTTAATCGATGTTCCCAACTTTGCTGCTTGAACTGCTGCTGCTGCTAATGCTTTAGGTGACCCGTTAAAATAACGATATGCATATTCGGAACTATCCGCCATATCTTTAATAACTTGACCGGGTGCAACTCCTGCCATCTTAGCCATTTGAACAGTTTGACCTATTAGGGCTTGTGATTGTTCAGCCGTTAATCCACCTATATTTTGAAATACTTTATTTAATTGTGCACCTTGTTCTACTCCAATACCAAAGTTTTTATTTAAGGCAACCATAGAACCCAATACTGCCTTTGAAGGTTGTTCTATTCCACTAAATTCAGTAGTAAAGGCACCCGCAGCTTTACCTACATCCTCCGCACTTACACCTAATGTTGCAAAATCTTTAGATATAGATTCAATATTTTGTTTTAAGCCTGTGGTTTGTGAATTTAATAAACCAGTTGTATCTCTAAATGATTTTGCTGCTGAATCTATTTCACTAAATCTTTTTACTCCCAATGCAAGAGCACCAACAATTAATCCAATTATTATTAATGGAGATGTTAATGCGGCCATTAATGATGTACCTAACCCACCTGCTGCCCCACTTAATGCTTCCATTGTTGTTGCTCCACCTCTCAATCCACCTGCAAAATCACTTACAAATGATTTAGCTGCCGTACCTAATTTATCGTTTATAGCTGTTGACCCAGCATTACCAAGTTTACCCAATAACCCACCTATTACAGGTATGTTACTGGCCCCTGAAACTAATCCATCAAATGAACTACTTAAACTTTCTGATAATTGTGTAGCTGCATCATTTACTTTTTCAGTTATTGCTAATCGTTGATGTTCAATATTTAAACTTTCTTCGGCAACAGCCAATGAACGTAGCATTTCTTGTCCAACTGCTTTATTTGAACCAAAGTAAGATTTTCCAATTCTTTCTTTTTCGGCTTCAATCTCTACTAATTTTTTTGCAACATCCTCTGAGGTAGATAGCTGTGATATTGATGATTTTAATTCATCATTATAGTTTTTTACTTTCTTACCTAATGTTGTTCTATAATCAATCTCATCATCAATACCATCAATAATACCTTTGTTAATAGATGCAGAAACTTTTAAGGCATCATTATAGTCATTTTGAAGACGTACCGATTCCTTTTGCTTTCTTACTAAATCTTCTTGTGCATCTCCTACAATTTTATTTACATTTTTTGCCATTGTATATTAATATCAGATTACTGTATATTTAAAATTGCTTTGTAATGTGCAGGGATTTTTTTACCATCCTTCTTTAGTTGTTCTACTTTATCTCTAATTTTTTGCATATCAGCATCTAATTTAGTAGCCATAGTAACAAAATCTTTATCTTTTTTTAATTTATTGACAAGAACTTTTCCAAAAATATAATCAATTATACCTTCTTTTAAAGAATGTTTTTTGGTTATAAATTCTTTTATACTTTTTTTCTTTGTTTCAGTTAATTTCATAAGGTTCTCCTATTATACTCATATAAATATAAGACATAAAAAAAGTGAGGAATTTATTTCCTCACTCTTACACCAGGGCCTTTTGATTGTTGACTAGTTTTTGTTGCTTTATTAGCATTATCGGTTTCTCTTTTTTTAGTTTCAACCAATTCTTTATAATAAAAATTTCTTAAATGAACCGGTAATCTATATACATCTGATTGAATAAACCCATTTCCAAAATAACATAATTCAAAAATTTGTTTATGTAATGTAACAGAATAATTAGTCGGTAGGCCAAAAAAAGTTAACGCCCATTGGAATTGAGCGTACCTCCGTTTCTCCCGTTTCTGGGTCGGTATAATTAAATTCCATTTTAATATCCGGTTGTATTAATTTTAAATACTCTCTAAAAGCCTTAGTATCTTTTGATAAAAATTTATTATTAATAAAATCAATAATTGATTTAGTATCTTCGTTTCCGTCAACTGATACTATCATATAACGATAACGTGTCGTTAATTCACCTCCTAGTGAATCTTTATTTAATCGTTTCATTGCAGTAACATCGCTATCAATTCTTTTTTCATCACCATGAGTTAATAATTTAAAAATTATTACATTACCAGTTGATGTTGTAAATTGGTAACGATTATCAGAACTTAACTTACTAAAATCAATATCTTTTGTTTGAACTTTACCTAAATCTACATTAATAGATTCAGTTTCACCGGTTGAAGTTTGTATTTGAATTTTATATTCTGGTCCGTATCCTAAAATACGAGTTGCTAACATAATAGCATTTTTATCACCTAATATGATATCATCCGGATTTACTCCTTTATCTACTATAATTGCTTCAAATAATTTATCTAATACCACACCTTTTTTAATTAAACTTTGAGAGGTAAGAATTTCCTCTTCTCTTGCAGTCATGTATTTTAATTCAATATTACCACTTGATAATGGATTTGTTGTTGGATAGCATTTACCTTGTGATGGTAACGATACTATTTCGGTTGCGAATTCGTATTGTGACATATTTTACCTTTATTTTGTTATTGTATATAAATATATAAATAAAAAAAAATTGAAAAAAAAGGAGATATTTCTATCTCCTTTCTTAATTTTATATTTTAATTCTATTAGAATTCAAGTATTGCGTAATCATAAGCTAACGTTAATGTAATCTCTGCAGGGTCATTTGATGTCCAATCTAATTCACCAAATTGTGCGTTTAAGATAAATGCACCTTTGATTTTCCAATTTTCAATTTTATCACCCACTGGCCCTAACATATAGATATCAATATCTTTTTTGTAGAAATCTGCATATCCATCACGTCCTGTTAGGGATTCGTGTGAAGTTCTAACCCACTCCATTACCGCCTGTGCACCTGATGGTACAATTGGGTCATACAATGTGATTTCTAAATCTTGCCACTCACCTTTACCTTTCAACTTTCTTTTTAAGTTGATGTGTTCTAATACTACAGGTTCAAACTGAATGTTTGGTCTGTTAGCGGTTTTGATAAGATATGAAGGGATACCACCGATTTCCATGATGAAACGATTTTTCATCTTTGGTTCAAAGTTGGTATAGAACATTTCGTTAAACTCTAATATTTCTGCCATTTTTATTTTCTCCTATTATATTAATAAATATAAGGTTTCTCTTTTTTTTAAAATTTATGCTGAAAATGATGCTCCAGTCGGTAAGATGTTGAAATCTAACACGATAAATTCAGCGGTTTTTGTTGGTTGTAAGAAAATCTGTCCAGCCAATATATTTCTATCAATTACATCAGGAGTGTTATTAGTCTCATCCATTACTACTCTAAATGCATATAAACCTTGTCTTTGTTGAATTGCTTCTAAATAAGGATTAACTGTATTTAAGAATCTTGAACGAGTGGTAGAAGTATTTTGTTCGAATACTAAGTATCTTGAAGTAGAAGCGATATACTTCTTAACTTTGATAAGTAATCTTCTAACATTGATTCTATCTAACGCTGATGATTTTTCTTGTAATGTTTTCTGTCCAAATGCCACGATACCCTCACCAGGGAACGATGCGATAGGATTTATTTTTCCTTCGTATAATGTATCTCTCTCTGCGTGTGTTAATCTATTCAATACTGAAACTGCTCCTACGATTCCACCACGATTTAAACCAGCTGGTGCGAACCATTCTGCTGCAACCGCGTCATTTGCTGCGTAGATACCTGGCATCAATACTGATGGTGGTACTGCAGTTAATTTGTTGGTGTTTCTATCGATTGTCTTAACCCACGGGTAGTAAGTACCAACATAGTTAGAATCTACTGCTGCACCTTGTTCTACTGCTAAATCAATTGAATCATCTTGTGAAGTTACATCACCAATGAAGAATACATCTTCACGATTCTCACACATTTCACTTATGTAATCAAATACATATGAGTGGTATCTACGAACTATACCAGGTGTTGCGATTAAGTTGATATCAAAATCATCAGGGTTAGATACCGCGTTGATTGCTTTTACATATGCAACTGAACCACTTGAAATTGATGTTGTTAAGTTAAATCCTTGTGAGTTACCTGCTGATAAATCAGAACCTTTACTTATTACTCTTGTTGGAGTTACACCATCAAATCCACCTTGAAATCCTAATGTAAATTGTCTTTTAGCAATTGTATCAGCAGAATCATCAGTTGATAATGAATAACCAAAATTATAGGTTGAAACTACACCATTCACAATAGCATTAATGTTTGCATCAAATGTAAAATCAGTATTTCTACCAGTACTATATTCAGTTCCCGGTATTGGTTTTAAATATTGTGTATTATTTATTTTTACTGCAGTAGTTTCTAAATCAATACCAGAGTATCTATAACCAGATGATGCTGTATTATTAGCAGAACCGGTTGAATAGATAACTGCAGGAACAATTGTTTCTACTGCTGCATCGATTGGATTGATATACGCACCATGTCCAAAAGGTGCTGCTATAATAGGGAATGAACCTTCAGATGATACTTCTACTCTAATTAACTTAGAACGATTTGCGTAATCACCATTTTCACTTTGTTTACCATTTGCATCAATTGTTAAATGTCTATCACCAATTACTTTAGCAATATAGTTTGGAGATGCAGGGTCTAAGTTAAGGTTGTTATATGTTTCTTTTACTGATTTTTTTCTATCGGTATCATTAAATCCACGAATTACTACTGAGAATGTTGCGTAATCAGTTGCACCAGATACTCCTGCTGCTTTAACATTAAAAATACTTACTTTATATTCAGTATTATATGGATTACCATCACCTAATGTATGAAAACGGAATAGGTTACTTCTTTGACCACTAATCAATTGAGATTTAACCCACGGAGTAGTTGCATATGAAGTATCATCAATAAATGCTTGAGTTGGTAATTGAACTAATGAAATAGAACCAGAACCAGCAGATAAGTATGCAGTTAAATCAGTAGCTGTTTTTTCAAAGTATGTATACACATATGCTTTTTTAGCTCCAAATGGGGATTCACCAAATACATCACCAATATCATTTCCTTGTGCAGGGTCAATTGATGCTGAACCATTATAACCAATATTACTTCCACTAATCGTAAAATAACTATCAGTTAATGTTCCGTTTGCAAATGTGATTGAACCAGTTACAAAACCAGTTGATTCACTACCATTTGATGTAGCGTGTAATGTACCGATGATATGTTCACTTCCACTTGCATATGTTCCTGTAAGAGGACCATTTGTTAAAGTTACTTTGATACCGATTGGTGCTACATGTGAATAACCACCTAAGTGACCAACACGAACAATTGTAACTGTTCCTGCTTCTCTTAGATAGTTTTGTACTGCGTACCCTGTATAGTATTCTCCATCAGGTGTACCGAATATTTGTTCAAATTCCGATTGCGTATTAACAATAGTTGGAAGGAAAGCCGGTCCTTTAGCAAAAGGTCCTACTATTGCTGCTCCTATTTCTCCAATACCTTGTGATAAAAATGATAAATCATTTTCTCTTGTGAATACACCAGGTGATACAATTTTTTCTGCCATTTTATTTACTCCTATTAAGTTTGTGTAATGATACACATATAAGTATTAGATACTTTTTCTAAAATATTATTTTAATATATGCGTAACGTAGTATTATTCCGCGATTGGTGTGAATTCTCCCGTTGTAGGGTTGTAATCACCATCTCCGTATTTTTCATTTAAACCTTTAAATAAGGTTTCTTCCGTTATAATTAAATCCGAATGTTGTTTAGTTAGTTCTAGTTCTCTTTCTTCTAATTCTGACAATCTTCTTCTTTTTTCAATATGAATTTGTCCTAATTCAGTAAAAACAGCCCCAACTTCAATTCGTAATTTGTTGATTTGTGCGACTTCGTCTTCCGTAAACTTAATTTTTTCTGCCATTTTGATATATTTTGTTTATTAATTAGTTATATATATAAATATATAGATTTTTCCCAAACGATAAAAAAATTATCTAACAAATGAATAAGCAGATGTCCAAGCACCTTTAAGACCTTGGTCAATTGCTCTAACTCTAGCATACCATGTTCCTGCCGTTAATAAAGTATTAACTTCAATAGTGGTAGTACTCCATTCCGTATTGTCTACTATATTTGTAACAAATGTATTAGCAGATGATATTTGTATATCATATGCAGTAATACCACCTGTTCCAGTTGATGTAGGTGCCACCCAACTTAAACTTGGAGATGCATATGCTAATGAGGTTGGTGCACCAGGAGCTCCTAAATCTGTAAATGCGTTACCACCTTTATTATGGGTAATGTATCCATTTACTAAATAGGTATCTTCTGCCTCTACATCTAATGATACAATTTCAGAGGTTTCTTCATCAATTGTTATTGATGTTATATCTATTTCTTGTGTATTGCCATTTGAGAATTTAATTAATTTATCACCAATAATTAAATTAAACATTTGTTTAAATCTATATAAATTATCAGTAGAATCTTTAACTAATAATGGATGCTCTGATGTAGCAGTAATTTCACCATTATTAATATTATAATATTTACCAGTAAATGAATATATTACATTCACAACTGTTACTTCTTTTTCAGTTGTATTTAATTCAGTTGTAGACCAATCATAAAATGTACCATCTGAATCAATGGATAACCCGTTTAAGGAAAATCCTTTTAGTTTATCACCTTCTTCAATTTGACCAACTTCCTTAATAGAACCATCGGCCATTGTTACGGGTGAATCAGATGTTAAACATAATGCAACGGAGTTACCATCATAAGAATCTACGGAATAAACCGTCTTATCTTTAGAAGTGTTATAACCAGTTGCATGAGTATTGTATCCATCTGCAAATATTGCTCTAATAGTATGAGTTTGAATTGTTTGTAGTACACTTTGTGCACCTACACCTTGTGGATTCATTGCCGATACACTAAAAGTAGCAGTTGTACCACTATTTGTTCCTAATGTTATATATGAACCAGCAGGAACACTCCATGTGAAGTTTGCTGCTCTGCCACTAATTCTACCAAAATTTGTACCAGCACCGGTAAACCCTAATGTATAAGTTTCACTTGTAGATTCAACTGCGTATGTATAACCAGTTACTGAACCTACGGAATCAATTGCGAATGAAGACATTGCAATAGGGCCTGTAGAATCTCCCTTTGCTGCTGATAATGCTCTTGGTCCTGCTGCAACACCTGTTGCTGCACCTAATGAATTTAAACTTTTGGTTTGTCCTGATGTTAATGTTGCCATTTATGTATTTCCTATTTGTTATAAATATCTAATAATGAATCAATCCACTTATTCTTATCCGTATATTTTTCAATCATATAAGTTTTTATAGTATTGAACCAATATAATTTTTCAGAATAAGGTAATGTAGTAATCTTTGTATAAATATCAAAAAATTCAGTTTTAGACGATGCTCGGTAGGGATAATTTAAATATTTACACCAACTAGAATGTAGTATTGGTAATTTACCTTTATCAACCGCTTCAAAGATTGAATATCCAAAAGGTTCTGATATAAATGCGGAATGTGATATACCCCAGTCCATATCATAAAATGTATTTTTAAAATCTGGATTATAATGATATAATTTTGATTTTGAAACATCTACTTTTACCCCATTTTTCCAAAGTAAATTAAATTCTTCAGAGTTAGTAAAAATAAGACTTGGGATTTTATCTAAATAATGTGGATTTTTTCTACCTTCACTTCTTGCAGCAAATCCTAACTTATTAGATTCGGATAGTGGTAGATTCCATTTAAATTCGTAAAAATTTGGTATATTAATATTTTTATAAAGTATTTCGTATAATCCTACCCATATATTAGTTTCACACCAATTAGTAACCTCTTGTTCCCATTCAGAACTCATATAAGGATGATGTCCTATTGGTAAATCACTTCCAAATTGAGATTTTAAGATATGGTCTACTGAATTGTGTAATATGTTTGAATGAATTTTATCTTTATTATCTACGATTGGTTTCATTGGAGTGTAATGTCCATGTAGGATATTAATTCTTCGTGCACCTTTACATAGTTCTTCAAATTTTTGAATATCTTCACCATGCCAGTAAGTTTCAATTGGAAATTGATAATCCTCATGTCCTTTGGGTTTATTTCTATGAATAAGAAGAATTGGTTTTACATCTAATTTAGGTGCAATCAATTCCATCCATAAATTTACCCAAATATCAGAACCTGCATTGACCCAAGGCCCACCACCTGTGGTATAATATACATCGTAGAACATTTATATTATTTTTTTATTATAATTAATCCAGCAAATATTCCAGCAAACGTTACTGTCAACGCATTAACTGATGTTGATTCTATTATAGATGGAACTTCTTGTCTTTTATTAGAAGTATTCCATGCTTGAACGATTGGATACTCTTCATTTAAACTATGAGTAATTGAATAGGTTGAATTACCACTAACTATTTCTTTATATGTGGTTAAACCAGTTATTTGTGAAGAACCACTAACAATGCCCGCTGGAATTGATGATACTGATGTGTATACTACTTGCGATGACCCCGATATTAACCCAATTGGTTTATTTGTTTGATTTGCATAATTTAAATAATATGAACTTGGTTGTCCATTTAAACTAGTTGAATCAGATGCAGAACCACTTACTATATGTCCACCTTTAGCAACTACTATATATCCACTTTGAGGAGATGATAATCCAATTGTTGCAGTATTATTATTGGTAAGTACTACTGATGATGGAATTATCTGTGTATCATTTGTTCCGTATACCGAAACTATTATATTTTTTGAATTAAAATTATGACTAACTGCAATAGATGATACAGCATCAAATGATGCAGTGACGGTAGCAACTTGAGATACATCTGCAGCTGGTAGGTTGGTTAATCCACTACCATTTCCTTTGAAATAAGAAGCCGTTATAGCACCACTAATATTAAGAGAACCCGAAATTAAAGCATCAGTAACAACTATTGATTGGATTGACGGTGCACCATTATCTTTTTCAAAATATAATTGGCCGTCGTATGTATTTATAGCCAACTCTCCTAATTCTAGAGTGGCGGTGGTAGGAATCTTACCCTGAACAGCTGTTCTTTTTAGCTTTAATACTTGTGCCATATGTATGACTTAATAATTTCATTATATAATTACTTAATTACAAACTTCTTATATAAGAGGTTTGTGAACTATAATCCGTGTGGATTATAGTTCATTTTCTAATTTATTAATTTTGTTTGATAAATCTTCAATTTGTTTTTGTTGTTCTTTTATACCTTCGATTAATAGAGCAACTAATTTGTCATATTTAACCGCTTTATATCCATTATCACGAGTTACAACTAACTGTGGAAGAACTTCTTCAATTTCTTGTGCGATTACACCGACATCGTTTCCTTCAAATCCATGTATATCTTTATTTTCTGCTTTCCAATCATATGTGTTACCACTAATCATTTTGATTTTTTCAATTGGAGATTCGATTGCTATGATATTTTCTTTGAAACGAATATCTGAAGCAGAGAATGCTGTGATATCACCCGTTGCAGTTATTGCTCCGTTGATTGTTAAACCTGCGAAAGTTGGTGTTGATGATGTTGCTACTGCTTGTCCAATAGAGAATGTTACTGCTCCCGTTGCACCACTTACACTTACACCTGTTCCCGCTACCGCTGATGTTACACCACTATTTGTGATGGTAACTGCACCCGTTGCACCACTTACTGAAATACCTGTCCCTGCTACATTTGAAGTTACACCGGTATTTGTAATTGTTACCCCACCAGTTGCACTTGCATTCGTACTTAAACCTGTATTTGTTGTGATTGAAGTTACACCTGTGTTTGCAATCGTTACTGCAGAAGAACCATTATATGAAGTTCCACTTAACCCCGTTCCAATTGTTAATGCGTTTGCTGCAGTTGCAGTAATTGTTGTACTACCACCCAATGATACCGCATTACCATTAATTGTTATTGAACTATTAGTTAAAGAACCATTTCCAATATTACTTAATGTATTTGATGCACCACTAATAGTTTTATTAGTAAGAGTTTGTGTTCCTGTTGTAGTTACTAATGGTAATTCAGAACCTGCTGCTCCTGCTTTCCAATAATCATTAGTTGAATCCCAAAGCAATGAACCTGAAACTGTATTTGGTGCAGTTGGGTCTTTTACTAATAACCCACCATTTGCTGAACCATTACCATTTAATTCAATTATATTATCTCCAATTTGAAGAGTTGTAGAATTTATAGTCGTTGTAGTACCATTAACTGTTAAGTTACCTGCTAATGTTAAATTATTATGTGTTACGTCTGAAGTTGTTAATAAATTTTGGTTAATGACCGTGCCATATCCAGTTACACTACTTAATGTAATTTGAGATGAACCTGAAACTACTGTCTCAGCGTTTAATTTAGTTTTAACTCTTGCATCAGTATAGTAAAGGTTAGTTCCTTCAGTAACATTTGATGTAGAATTTCCAGTTACACTTCCTAAACTTATTTGAGAAGAACCTGAAACTACTGTCTCAGCGTTTAATTTAGTTTTAACTCTTGCATCAGTATAGTAAAGGTTAGTTCCTTCACTAACATTTGTAGTTGTATTTCCAGTTACACTTGCTAAGTTTACTTGTGAAGAACCACTAACAATTCCACCAGGAATTGAAGAGATACTTGCATATGTTATTTGAGATGAACCACTAACTACTCCGGTTGGTAATGTTGAAGTAAGTTGTGCAGAACCAGAGATTACTCCGGTTGGTAACAATGGTGTTACCTGTGCAGAACCACTAACAATTCCAGCTGGGATTGTGGAAATACTAGCATAAGTTATTTGAGAAGAACCCGATACTAAGTTTGGAATAGTAATATTAGCAGAACCATCAAATGAAGTTCCGTTAATTGTTCTTGAGGTTGTTAATGCTCCAGCAGTTGTTGCAGTTCCAGCAGTTGTTGCTGATGTTGCTGATGTTGCACTTCCAGCAGTTGTTGCTGATGTTGCGGTTGTTGCGTTACCTTGTAAAGCCCCTACAAACGTAGCTGAAGTTACTGAGGTTAAACCTGCTATTGTTGTTGCAGATGAACCCAATGCAATTGCAGTTGACCCAATAGTAGTTGAACTATTTGTTAATTGTGCGTTTCCAATTCCTGTTACTTGAGAAGAACCGGATACAACACCATTAGTTGCGTTTACGGCCCCGTTGAATGTACCACTAAATGTACCATTTGAAGGTAAGGAGAATGTTGCACCACTTGCAAAGGTTAGTGAACCTGAAATTATGGGACTATGTATTATCATCGCTTTTGATTTTTTTTTATTTTATTTACTAATAAATATATTTTTTTTAAATTGAACCGCCATCTATACTAGAAATTACTGAAGCATTTGCTGTTCCTGTTACATCTCCACTCAATGTTATTTGAGATGAGCCACTAAAAATACCAAGTGCATTTACTTGATTTATTACTGCAGTACTAAATCCAGTGATATTAGCAGAATCAATTGAACCACTAACTATATGACCACCCTTTGCTACCACTACATAACCACTTCTAGCAGATTCAAATGTAATTGTTATAGTATTATAATCAGTATGTCTTAATGTTGATGGGATAATTTGGTATCCATCGGTATCATACACTTGTGCAATTGCATTAGGAGTATTAAAATTATGAGCAACTACCCAACTAGATGAAGAAGTAAAAGAACGTTGAATTGTTGCCGTCTGAGCAATTGTTACGTTTTCTAACCCACTACCATCACCTTTAAAATACGAAGCGGTAATTGAACCTGTTATATTAAGGTTACCCGCTATAGCAGTTGAAGTGTTGGTTGTTACTACTGATTCTATTGAATCTACTGAACCTGACTTTCTAAAAAATACCTTACCATCGGTAACGTTCATTGCTATTTCACCATATTGTAGTGAACCAGTTGTAGGTATTGCTCCAGCGGTCGTTGACCTTTTGAATTTAATAATTTGTGCCATTAATTTTCTATTTTGGTTTTTAAATATTCCACTTGTTTGGTTAATTCCTTAATACCTTCAATTAAAACAGATACTAATTTATCATATTTAACTGCTTTGTAACCATTTTCTCTTGTTTGTACTAATTCAGGGAATACTTCTTCAATTTCTTGAGCGATGACTCCATAATCTTTACCACTATAAATAGTTTGTAACTCAGCATTCCATTCGAACTCACACCCATTTATTTTAGAAATTTTTTCTAATGGGGATTGGATTGGTCTAATATTATTTTTTAATCTAATATCCGATGATGCGAAGGCAACAATATCACCTCCTGCATTAATATCACCATTCACACCTATACCACCTGTTACGATTAAAGCACCAGTTGTTTTAGTTGTAGATGCGGTAGCATTTGAAATGGTAATTGCATTTGAGGTAGTTGCACCCGTATCAGTTATTTGTTGTAATGTTCTAGTTACTTGTGAAGAACCACTAATAGTTCCCGTTGGTAAGTTTGCTATTGTTTGTGCTGAACCAGAAACTACTCCGCTTGGTAACAATAATATAATTTGAGATGAACCTGAAACTATGCCTGGAGGAATTGAAGAAATATTTGCGTAAGTAATTTGTGAACTTCCACTAACTACCCCCGTGGGTAATGTTGCAGTAAGTTGTGATGAACCTGAGATTACTCCGTTTGTAGCATTTATTACTCCGTTAAATGAAGTTGCAGTTGATGCTCCGATAGTTGTAAGTGAACCCGATATTTGAACTGAGCCTGTAAATGAGTGTGTGTCATTACCAAAATCACCAAATCTATTAGAGCCACTACTAAATATAACCGATGCGGTTTCATTAATTGTTGTTAAATTAACAATAGTTAAATCCGTAATAGTAGTTCCACTTAATTGAGAACTACCACTAATAATTCCTCTACCCTTAGTTTCGTAAGATGAAGTTGCAAGAGTTAAGTTTGAAAGTTGTGAATTAACCGATGCAGTATAAGTAGCAAGAGTTGAATTTTTAGTTTCTAAACTACTTGTATAAGTAGCAAGAGTTGAATTTTTAGTTTCTAAACTACTTGTATATGTTGCAAGAGTTAAGTTTTTAGTTTCTAAACTACTTGTATAAGTTGCAAGAGTTGAATTTTTGGTATCTTGTGAAGATGTGTAAGAATTCAATGAACTTAATGATGGGACCGAACCAGTATATAATTCTAAATTATTTAATCTACTATTTTGTTCACTTTGTGTAGTGTTATTTGAACTCGTATAACTTGCTAAAGTTGAATTTTTAGTTTCTAAACTTGAAGTATATGTAGCAAGAGTTGAATTCTTAGTATCTTGTGAAGATGTGTAAGAATTTAAAGATGTCAAACGAATATCAACACCATTTGTAAAATGAGTAGAACCAGTATCTAATGTAAGAGTTACATCTCCCGATATTCCTCCACCACTTAAACCACTACCTGCATTAACAGCAGTAATATCTGCTAGTGATGCTGCAAGTAAAAGTTCTTCAGTTCTCCAATCTACATATTTCTTAGTAGCACCTGCCGTAAGTAAATGATTGTTTGTATAATTAACACTGCCACTTACCAACACTATATCTGCAGATGATGTTACATAATAAAATGCGGCTGAACCTAATGATGATAATGGATTCGCACCTAATAATGTTTGAAATGATGATGATAATGCATATCTAGCATCATATGAACTAGTCAGTTGTTGAGAACCACTAACTACACCACCTCTTAGGTTAGCAGAAATAGTACCACCATTAATTGTGATATCTACATTAGTAGTATCCAACGATGCTGAAACTAACCCTGATGGTAATAATGGTAAACCAAATGTTGGAATCCATTGAGTACCATATTTTATATAAAGGTTACCATCATCTCCGTTAAACCACAAAGAACCTGTTTTGGATATAGATGGGGTAGTGGTTGATACTATTGCAGTAGACCCGCTTAAAATATCACTACCACCCAATATTTGTGAAGAGCCAGAAACTGTTCCGGTAGGTAATAATGGAATTACTTGTGCACTTCCACTAATAATTCCTCTGCCGTTTGTTTCATAAGATGAAGTTGCATTAATTAAAGATGAAGTTACATTTTGTAACGTACTCCACTTATCATTAATTGAACCACTATATGTTCCTAATGTTGTATTTTTAGTATTTTGTGAAGATGTATAAGAATTTAATGAATTTATTCTATTATCAACTGATTGTGAATATGTTGAAAAATTAGTTACATCATTTAAATTTATTTGAATTGATGATGATATAACACCTTCTACGTTTAATCTTGTTTTAATACCACTTACATAATTAGTAGTTGAGGTTAAATCAATTTGTGATGAACCAGATACTATATTATCACCTTCTGCTAAAAGTATTTTTGATTCATTTGCTAATTTACCACCTTTCCAATAATCACTTGTTGAATCCCATAATAAAGAACCAGATATAGTTGATATTGCAGTTGGGTCTTTAACTAATAAACCACCATTTGCAACTGACGTACCATTTAACTCGATGATATTATCACCTAAGACAATTGCAGTTGAATTAATTGATGTTTGTGTTCCTTGAACTACTAAATTTCCTTTAATAGTAGTAGTTGATGAAGCATCTACACCGCTAACTGTTATTGCATCCTTTAAAGATTGAGTATATGATAATACTGAAGCAGTTACATTTTGTATCGTGCTCCACTTTGTATCAATTGAACTTGTATAATTTGCTAAAGTTGAGTTTTTAGTTTCTTCAGAAGCAGTAAATGCTAATAAAGAACTTGTCACTAAACCTAAAGTTGTATTCTTAGTATCTAAACTTGCAGTATAATTTGCAAGAGTTGAATTCTTAGTATCCTGTGATTGGGTATAAAAATTTAATGAAGCTGTTGCTGATAAAACCGATGCAGTTACATTTGATAATGTACTCCACTTTGTATCGATTGAACCAGTATAATTTGCAAGGGTAGAATTCTTAGTATCTTGTGAGGCCGTGTAAGAATTTAATGATGACGTTGCTGATAAAATAGATGCAGTTACATTTGATAATGTACTCCATTTTGTATCAATCGATGCCGTATAATTTCCTAAAGTTGTATTCTTAGTATCTAAACTTGCAGTATATATTCCTAATGTTGTATTTTTAGTATCTAAACTTGATGTATAAGTTGCAAGAGTTGAATTTTTAGTATCTTGTGATTGTGTATATGAATTTAAAGAACTTGTACTACTACTCACTGCCACAAATTTATTATCTATTGATGCGGTGTATAATGCAAGAGTTGAATTTTTATCATTAATACTTCCAGTATAAGTTGCAAATGAGGTATTAGATGATGATAAAATACCACTTCCCGGTACGGATATACTATCAATTGATGCAGAAACTGCATATAAATTTTTCCATTTTTTATTTGAAGCACCTAAATCAAAAGCATTATTATCATTTGGTATAAGTGATGAACTCAAATCTGCAGTAATTACTACGTTATCAGTATTAGCATCACCAAATGTAATTAATGTACCACCAAAAGTTATATTTTGTGCAACAGTTAAATTACCTGTTAAGGTTAAATTTGATGCAGAGATATCACCTTTTAAATTTATGTTACCATACGCAGGTGCACTCAATGGTAATAATGTGTACGCATATGAACCACTTCCAAATTGAATTGAGCCTGAATTTTGATGTAGGTATAATTCACCTTCCGTTAATGAGGGAGAAGCATTGGATGAACCTCTTCGTAATTGTAATATTGCAGCCATTAATTAAGATTTCCTATTTTATTTCCTATAAATATAGACATTTAATAAAATGTAAGTGAGATATAATACTTATCCTACCTATATAAGTATTTAAAAACAAAAAGATAAAAAAAATCCCCCACTATTGTGAGGGATTTTGATTTTTTATTTATTCCGTATTAGAAAGTTCCACCATCTAATTCGTTTGAAGCAACGAATGATGAACCATTCCATTGAATCAAATCACCAGCGTTTGATGGAGTTACTGAAATTAACTTCTTAGAACTATTCGATACTACGAATGAGTTAGCAGTTAATCCATTGATTATCAAATCAGTTCCAATAGTTACTTTAACAGCATCATCAGAAATTTGAGAATTTACAAATAATCCACTTGCTCCTATTACTTGAACTGAACCTGATGTTGGTGTAGCATTAAATCTAGCAACTTCTTTTTCAGAACCTAGTTTTCCTGCTTTCCAATAATCGTTTGTAGTATCCCAAAGTAATGAACCTGATGTAGTTGATACACCTGTTACGTCTCTTACTAATAAACCACCATTAACCGCTCCGGTACCATTTAATTCGATGATGTTATCACCAATTTGTACTGTCGTTGAATCAACTGTTGTAGTTGTACCTTGAACATATAAGTTACCTTTAATTGTTACTGAAGATGATACTGAAGTACCTAATGTTACATCACCTCTTGCTTGTAATGAACCAGAGATAGTTACGTTATCAGGTAACCCAATAGTTACTGTTCCACCACTACCTAAAGTAACTGAACCACCTGTAACAGAGATTTGGCCGGTTGTTCCTTGTACAACCAATGAAGTATTACCTTCTACTGCAGTACCTGAGGTTGAACCATAATTCACTTTTAATGAATTGTCACCACCATTTAAAGAAAGACCAGTACCAGCAACATTAGAATTTAAAGTTGCTGCGGTTACACCATTTGCTTTAATTGCTACATTACCTGAAGTTACATCAAAGTTAGTAGATGAGAATGAAGCAACACCTTTTGTAGATGTAGTAGCATTATCAGCCGTAATTGTGATTGTATTATTAGTTACTGCTGCAGATATTGAATTTGAACCTGTTACTAATAAAGCTTCAGTTTTTAAATTAAGTGTATCGTTACCAGTAGAACCACTAAATGCTAATGTACTTGCAATACCTGTTAATAGAGAACCATCACCTTTGAACGAACCACTAAATGAACCACTTGCAGTTACATTTGTTAATGTTGCAAGATTGATTGTAGTTGAATTCAATTGTGAAGAACCCGATATAACACCCGGTGCTGCAGAGTTTAAGTAATTTATAGTTTGTGAAGAACCAGAAACGATTCCACCAGGAATTGAAGAGATATTTGCGTAAGTAATTTGAGATGAACCCGAAACTACACCATTGTTTGCATTTATTGCACCATTTATGTTTGTACCATAAACTGCTCTATATCTTTTAGAAGTAGAACCCAAATCAAATGCGTTATCGTCATTTGGTATAAGTGATGAACTCAAATCTGCGTTTACTACTAAATTATCAGATGTTGTATCACCAATTGTGATTGTACCACCTAATATTAAGTTACCATCTATGTTTACGTTACCTGTTACATTTAAATTTGAACCTGAAATCACTCCAAAACTTACGTTTTGACCTGACAATGAAGAAACTATTTGTGAAGAACCACTAACAATTCCACCAGGAATTGAAGAGATATTTGTGTAAGTTACTTGCGAAGAACCACTAATAGTTCCTGTTGGTAAGTTTGCTATTGTTTGAGCAGAACCACTAACTACTCCGGTTGGTAATAATGGAGTTACTTGAGCACTTCCACTAACAATACCAGCTGGGATTGAAGATATACTTGCGTATGTAATTTGTGCAGAACTTGAAACTAATCCACTTCCACCAAATATTTGCGATGAACCTGAAACAATTCCTGCTGGAATTGAAGAGATATTTGCATAAATTATTTGAGATGAAGCCGAAACAGCATTCATACCACCTGCAGTTAATATTTGAGATTCAGAACCTAATTTTCCTACTTTCCAGTAATCATTAGTTACATCCCAAAGTAAAGAACCTGAGACCGTTGAAACACCTGTAGCATCTCTCACAACTAAACCACCATCGGATGTTCCTGCTGCGTTTAATACTATTACATTATCTGCTAAGTTAATCGTAGTAGAGTCAACAACTGTTTGTGTACCTTGAACATATAAGTTACCTTTAATAGTTTGGTCACCATTGAATGTTACATTGACACCACTTGCAGTAAATGCTGCAACTAATGAAGCAGTATAACTAGCAAGAGTTGCATTCTTAGTATTTTGTGAACCACTAAATGTAGATAATTGGTCTAATCTAGAAGTTTGAGTAGTATTAAGAGTATCAACTGAAGCGGTATAAGATGCTAATGTTGCGTTTTTAGTGTCTAAACTTGCAGTATAAGTAGCAAGAGTTGCGTTTTTAGTTTCCACAGAACCACTAAATGTAGATAGTTGGTCTAATCTAGAAGTTTGAGTAGTATTAAGAGTATCAACTGAAGAGGTATAAGATGCAAGAGTTGCATTTTTAGTATCTAAACTTGCAGTATAAGTAGCAAGAGTTGCATTTTTAGTTGCCTGTGTACTGAAAGAAGTATCAACTGATGCGGTATAAGATGCTAACGTTGCATTTTTAGTAATTTGTGAACCACTAAAAGTATTTAAATCCGTTAAGATACCAACTACTTGTGAAGACCCACTTACTAATCCTGCAGGTTTACCAGCTATATTTGCAAAAGTTGGAGTACCAGCTGCAACTGATGCACTTATTGATGTTGCAATTGAACTACTAAATGTTGAATACCCGTTTGTTGAATCAATAAATATTTGTGATGAACCACTTACTACTGTTTCAGCGTTTAATTTAGTTTTAACTCTAGCATCAGTATAATAAAGGTTTGTTCCTTCAGTTACGTTTGATGTTGAGTTTCCACTTACACTTCCTAAATTTATTTGTGATGAACCTGAAACGATTCCAGTTCCATCTGTTTGTGCTGTTGCTTTTACTTCAACGTTACCACCTTTGTTAACGATGTATAATTTTTCAGTTGATGTATTATAAAATGGAATACCATCGATTGAGGTATCATATGTTGCACCAGTTAAATTTGGAGTTGTAGTTCCTTGTAAAATTTTATTTGCGGGTGTTACTGTTGAACCATCAATACCTACAAATAAGATTGAGTTACCATTAGTTGCTGTGATTCCTGCTGAACCCGTTACAACTAATAATTCACCTGCTCTTTTTGTAGCACTTGATACGGCTTCTAACGAACCCCTTCTATGTTTAATTATTTGTGCCATTTTTTTCCTTTTTTGTTTTTTTGATTTAAATGAAAACCTTTATTTTTTGGTTGTAAGGACATATGCCTAAATAATAAAACACTATGTAGTGTTATGAATATAAGTATAAAGATATTTTAGATTTATTAAATTTTACCGCAGTCAATTGTAAAAGAACCCGAAGAAATTACATATTCTACTCCACTTTGAAATTGAGCAGAACCAGTATCCAACGAAAATACCATTGTACTACCTGATAATGAACCTGTTAATCCATTTGATGCTTGGTACGAAACTCCACTGCCAAACGTATAAGTGTTCCAAATAATTGAATCACTAAATGTACTGACAAAATCTGCATAAGTTACAGTTGCCTGATATAATGTATTAGTATTTACAACATAAACAATTTGCCCATCCGTAAAATAATTTGCATATACAGCGGTTAAATCTGCATAAGTTGGATAAATTTGAAACGCCCCTCTATTACTTAATAGGACTTCTTCCCAACCATTAACATTTCCTACATTTGTAGTATCTTTTAATACCCATATAGTATTGGTATCACGTTGATAGATAAGTAAACCTTCATATATGTTAGCGGCAGATAATGCATAACGTGCCGCTTGGTCTGCTAAACTAAATCTAGCATCGACTGGGTCACTATTTGTTATATTAAAACCACCAGGTAATATAATTGCCATTTTGTATCTTTTCTATTTTACTACGTTAATATATATGTTATACTACTTCCTGCACCACCTGCCTGTAAAGTAGTTGTTTTGTAAATTTTGTATTGTCCAACTGTTGTCACTGCAAATGAACCCAATACCCCAAATCCACTTGTTGTAATATTTGATAAATTTGATAATGAACTATTGAATACTATATAATGGAATTTATCACCACTCCAACTAATTGTTACCGATTGACCACTTGCGGTTGTTGTTCCTTTTACAATCGTTCCTATTGCACCACCCAATGTAGTATCCCACAATGCCAGTGTTTCCAATTCTCCCGCCGTAAACGATGTTGCTGCACTTGCACCATATCTTAAACTTCTAATCTTACTATAAGTATTAGTAGTAGTTGATGTTGTTGTTAAATCAGGACTATTATCACCCGATGGAGATGCGTAGTTTGCAGTTGCGGTTATACTAATCGAAGTAGAACCGGTTGCAGAGCCAGTTACATAATAAGGTGATGCCACATTTGTTGTTACACTTGTCAAATTCCAACTATTAGAAGGATTTGCAGATGATGATGTAAATGTGATACTACCCGTTGCACCTTGTTCAATTTGATTTGAACTATATCCTAACTGAACCGATGGAGTTGAACTCAATGTTGGTGAAGCAGGATTAGATTTAGAAACTGTTCCCGTTGTGGTAGTTGATGTTTTATATAATGAACCATCTAATGGAGAACTTGCTGTATATTGTAAAGTATATGTATGTGAACCCGATGTTGTTGTACTAT